GACGAGTGCGTGGCCTATGGCGAGTTGTGGACCTGGTGGAGCGAGAGTCGGCACGAATGGTTTGACAAAAAGCACGACGAGGCGCGGCGCAAGTTGTGGCGGATGATGTTGCAGATCACGCGCAGGGAGCGACGCGGACGTGCGGCGGTGCCAGCATGACCGAAGCCGGCGGACCCTACACCACGATCACCGTCGAAGAATATAGCCGGATGGCCGCGGTGATTCGGCACCTACGCAAGAAGGTGCAAAAGGCCCGCCAGCACCTGGAGAAGGGCGAGACGCAGCCGGCTCTCCAGATCCTGGCGTTCGAGGATGAGCATGAATTGTCCTAAGTGCGCAGCGAAGGAACTGACTCGCGTGTATGCCGGGCACAAGAATGGGTACGTGCTGCTGGATCCGCCGGCCGTGGCCGAGGTTTATTGTCTGGTTCCGGGTCGCAATGGGACGGATGAGGGCGTGCTGACCGATCTGGCCAGAGCAAAGCACCGATGTATAGCACGACGCACGGGTACGCCACCAGAGCGAGAAGCGGCTCGTGCCTGAGTGGATGAGGTGCCCGCACTGCGGTGTCTTGATCGGGGTTCAATATATGGTGTGTCCACACTGTCACAAGGATCTCCCGCAAAAATGAGTGAGCAACGTCGACGATCGACCTCTACTAAAACGCTTTGGGACGATGGCCAAATCATTGAGGCGTGCCGGCTTCGCCCCGACCTTCCCAAAAAGGAAATCGCACGGCTTCTAAAATTCGACATTCACAAAGTATACAGGGCACTTCGGCGCGCCGCCACTATTGCGGCAGAGTTGGAGCGCCGGCATCAGTGGCATGAGCGTGCATCCGAGGGGATCACAGAGCAGATTGCAAAAAAATGCCAATAAGTCTGCTCGTTACTTTGTAACGAAGTAGGTATTCTTTAAGAGGCCAGGGGTGGCTTGATTCATCAACCGTGAGGTCTGATGAGCGAGTCGCCCAATTTTTTTAAATACGAATCAACCCACCCAAACGCCGGCGTAGCGATACGTCGGCGTTCCCTTTTGGTGACACGTGGTTGACCGCACGGCAACCACGCCGCTGACACCCAAAGAGGAACAGTTCTGCGCGGAGTATCTCGTCGATAGAAACGGTGCGCAGGCCGCAATCCGCGCCGGCTACGCCAAGAAATCCGCGAAGGTCACAGCGTCCCGCTTGCTAACCAAAGCTAACGTCAAAGCCCACCTGGCCGGCCTCAGTTCGGAGGTCAAGAAGAAGACTCTGGTGGATGCGGAGTACGTGATCGGCGGCATCAAAGAAGTGGTGGAGCGCTGTATGCAGCGCGTCCCGGTGATGGTCACGATCGGAACCCATCGCGTGCAGCTCCAGAACGAAGACGGCCAGGGCGTGTGGACATTTGACGCAGCCGGCGCAAACCGTGGCCTGGAGAACCTGGGCAAACACCTCAAACTATTTACGGATCGCCTCGAAGTCGAGATCATCGACAACCTGGCGGAGCGCTTGAAAGCGGCGCGGCTGCGGCGGGCAAATGGCTGAACTCGCTATGCAGATCGAGCTCCTGGAGGAGCTGGGCGGGATGTCGAAGGATCCGCTCGCCTTCGTGAAGTTCGCCTTCCCCTGGGGAACTGGCGACCTGATTGAACACGAGGGGCCCGAGCCCTGGCAGATCAAGCTCTTGTCGGACGTGCGTGACGGGCTGATGGATTATGCGAGCGCGATTCAGTTCGCCCGCTCCTCTGGTCACGGCATCGGAAAGTCGGCGGTCGTGGCCTGGCTCATCCTTTGGGCGATCTCAACCTTTGAAGATACCCGCGGCGTTGTGACGGCCAACACGCAGACGCAGCTCACCACCAAGACCTGGGCCGAGCTCTCCAAATGGCACCGCCTATTTATCGCCCGCGACTTCTTCACCCTGACCGCCACCTCGATCTTCTCATCCGAAGCAAAGCACGAGAAGACCTGGCGCATCGACGCCGTGCCTTGGTCCAAGACCAACCTCAACACCGAAGCCTTCGCCGGCCTCCACAACAAAGGCAAGCGCATCATCCTGATTTTCGACGAAGCCTCGGCCATCCACGACAAGATCTGGGAAGTCTCGGAAGGAGCGCTCACCGATGAACAGACGGAAATTATGTGGTTTGCCTTTGGCAATCCAACGCGGGCTACAGGCCGATTTCATGCTTGTTTCCACCGCCTCCGCCATCGTTGGAATACAGGGCAAATTGATTCACGTACCGTTGCCATCACCGACAAGGCACAGATTAAGAAATGGGAAGACGACTATGGCGTGGACTCGGACTTCTTCAAAGTCCGCGTGCTCGGCCAGTTCCCGAACATCTCCGAGCGCCAGTTCATCGGAACCGATCTCGTCACCAACGCCCGCGGCAAACATTTAAAGGATCACGTCTACAACTTCGCGCCGGTCATCATCGGCGTCGACCCAGCCTGGACGGGATCGGATGAGACCGCCATCGTCAAACGCCAGGGCCTGGCTGCATCCGTCCTGATGATCCTGCGCAAGAACGACGACGACTTCCAGCTCGCCGGCTACATCGCCAAATTTGAAGACGAACACAAAGCCGATGCGGTCTTCATCGACCAAGGCTACGGCACCGGCGTCTACTCCGCCGGCAAACAGATGAACCGCAAGTGGCAGCTCGTGAGCTTCGCCTCCGCATCCAACAACCCCGGATACCTCAACAAACGCGCCGAGATGTGGGGCGACATGAAGGAGTGGCTCAAAGCCGGCGGCGCCATCCCCGACGACCAGGTGCTCTGCGATGACCTCGTGGGCCCGGAGTACGAAGTGAAGCTCAAGGGAACGATTCAGTTGGAAAGCAAAGACGACATGAAGAAGCGCGGCGTGCCCAGCCCGAACCGAGCAGATGCTCTCGGCCTGACATTCGCGTACCCGGTGGTCAAGAAGGAACGAGGGATCGCGGGACGGCCAGAGTTCTCCAAGCGCGATTACTCGCCCCTGGAATAGGAGACGCCTATGTGTGTGCCAGCAGGACGTGGAACCTTTATCCGCAAGAAGACTGACCCAGCCAAGCGCGTGACGCAGGGCTTGGGTGAGCGCGTGGACGCAGCTGCGGCCGCCGACAACGGCACGGCCGGCGAATCCAATGCGCCAACCGCAGGTGGTGCGGCGCCCGCGCCGGCACCAGGCGGCGTTCGAGCCGGCGCACCGCGAGGCGGAGCACCGTCACTGTTTCCTCGTGAGCCGATCCCCGGCGACACACGCACCTATTTCGGCGACGTGATCTACGGCAACCGCGACCAGCCGGCACCGACAACTCCGGTCGTCACGCCGCGGCCAGGCGGGGACGTGGTGACGACCGCCGGCCGGACCAAGAAGAAGGCGGGCGACGTACTGCGATCGGGAATTTTAAGCACCGTGCGCACCGCTGGCGCGGGAAGCCTGGCCTCACTGTTCACGCCATCAGCTGGCGGCGGAACAGGTGGCAAAGAAAAGCTCGGGCAATAGGAGGCAACCATGTGCAGCGCAAAGAAGGCCACCCAGGCAGTGAGAGCAGCAGCCGGCGTGATGACGTTCGGCGGCACCGAAGCGCTTCGCGCCAACAAAGGCACGCGCAATATTGTCGAGAAGGCTGAATCGACGGTCAACAAAGCGTTCGGAGGTTCGGGCCAGACCGCCTCGGGTCTCATGCCCTACGATCGCACCTCGCCGATTGACACTGCGCTTTCCTTACCGCCTCCACCTCCAGCTCCAGACCCGATCCCAACAGAAGGCCCCGGCCCATCGCCCACCTTCATGCCACCGAATCCATCCGAGACCGCAGCGATGCGGCGCCGGCGCAAGCTCAACGCAATGCGCATGGGCATCACCTCCACCGTTTTGACGAGCGGCACTGGCGTCGGAGCCGGTGGCGCCCTGCTCACTCCAGTCGCGGGCCCTGGCCCCGAACTGAAAAAGGTCTTGGGAGCCTGACCTATGAAAAGGATGACACGCAAGCCATTCACCGATCGGTTCGCAGCGCTCAAGGCGGAAGCCGATCAATGGCGCCCAGCGTGGCGAGACATCCAGACCTATATCGCTCCAACTCGTGGGTTCTTTGACGACACGCCCAACCACGGCCGCGAGATCAATCACAAGAAGGTCATCAACGGGCACGCGACCCGCGCCCTCAACACGTTGGCCTCTGGCCTCACCTCTGGCCTGACCTCACCCAGCCGGCCGTGGTTTCGCCTTGGCCTGGCCGATCACGACTTGGCCGAGTTCGACCCGGTGAAGGAATGGCTCTCCGATGTGCAGAACCGGATGATGGCCGTCTATTCCAAGTCCAATATTTATGGC